ATTCCAAGTTCTTCCAACCAATACATCATCGTCATTGTTTACTGAACTGACATGGGAATCATCTTTAAGATCATCCGTCTCGTCCGTTGTAATGAATTTGAAATTCTCATCCTCCTGCGCTTTGATTACCACTTGCATGAGAAGATTTATGGAAGCATTTGAGAATGTCAATCATAATTTCATTTAATCCTCAGTGAAAAACCCCAGCATAAGAGTCACCACTCGATAAGAACGCTTCCCGCTCATCATCAGGCATAATTCTACGCTCCACACAGCTATAAAGTCGCATAGTAATCATAAATTCCCTTTCTGTCATTTTATAAATATGTTTTGGGGTGCAGATTTTATCTTTTAGATATGCCACAGCATCTCGTAGCATTTGGTCATTGCCATCCTCAAACAATACATCCAACAATTGAGCGACTGAACAAACTGAATTTGAAATATCTTGGTTCATAAAAAGAATTTAACAAGATACATGAGAGTGAAGAGCTTCATAGGCTGAGTTCACAAGATCACGAAGTTCTAGAAGTCCTTGATAGTTTGAGATAAGTGTCGCCACTTTTGCACCGTCAGCACCGATTTTTGATACGATCAGAGTGTCATCAACACATCCCATATATCCAATGTGGAAGTGTTTTCGATCCCACGCAGATCCAAAGGACGCTTGCGGAATTCCGTCTGATGTTTTATACAGACCATCCATTTCTTCCAACAATGAATTCTGCGCTTTGATTTCCACTTGCATGATAGGACTTACAAGCGAATTTTAAATTGTCAAGGAATTATTATGGTGTTGGAGTGGGTGCAGGAGTGGTAGTGGGTGCAGGAGTGGTAGTGGGTGCTGGTGGTGGTGTTCCTTGTCCTTGTGCTTGTGGTGTATTGACCTTAATAGTTCTATTTGGATGTTGAATAATCTTAAATTCTCTAGTTTTAGGATTAAGTTTAAATGTTACAAGTCTTTTCAAAGGATCATTATAGTCGGCTTCCTTATAAGGTTGACCATCCTTATACCCTAATTGTCCAACTTTTATGGCACCAGTATATGTATCATCATTATTAATCTTTTTTTTCCCTGTTAAATTATTTATTGCCCATTGAATTTTAGTAGTATCATCAAATGGATAATATCCATTATCGATGAGTTCTTCTCTCACCAAGTCATCTTCGCTCATCCCTGCTCTTTTACGAGATTTTCTAGCACCTCTCACAAATTCAACGCCCTTTTTTATAGGGTCTGCTATTTCAGGTGCCAATACACTACCGTATGTTTTGGCAACATCTTTCACCTGTCTTCCAACAGAAGCAAATTTATTCCAAAACCCCTCACTCAAAATTTCACGTTGACTAATCTTATACATCTGCTGTTAAATTTTGATCTGCCACATTTCTCAAGGCGACATCTATGAGAGCATCAAGCTCATTTTTTATGAATCCCTTACCAATTAAAACCTTATGATCATTGTCCGCTCTATTACCAATTGAAAATGGCGTATTGGGGAATCTCTTACCCCCAATTGCACAATCAAATAAACAGATTGGACGTTCTTCCGTATTACCAGCCCCTAGATTAATAGTGATGGTATCTTTGACTGGTTTTTCTAAGCGTATGGAATTCATGGTTGTAAATCTTACTATGGGTTGGTTGGTTTGTCTGTCTTTTCCGAACTCAAGGTCTTCTCCATGTAAAACATTGTAAGCACCATTACCCGTATCCAATTTGGCGGATATGGTTCCGACACCATCAACTACGATATCCTCTTCCAAACCGAGGATGTTTTTTTCCACAAAGAATTGCTTGAAACTTCTCATTCATTTAACTTAAAATTGTTCGCAGTCGTCGGCTTGCTCAAAACCAGTATTGGCGAAATCAGCCTTGGCATCCAAACGGTGCCAAACATCGGAAACGTAAGTAGATGCAATGGTGATTGCCGAAACCATCCAATCTTCAAATTCACAATCGTTTCTCTTTTCATACAAACGATCAGCATATTCAGCGAGCTTTTTCAACTCTGAAACAAGAACTTCATTAATTTCGTGCTTCTCAACATGACCAACTGGTTCAATTTCCATGACCATTCCTTGTGCTTGACCACCTCCAAGATCATCGTCAAGATCATCGCCAAAATCCATGTCATCGTCAAAATCGTCAATATCATCATCAGAAAAATCGTCTTCAAGATCATCGTCAAACCCATCACCCATAAAATCTTCTTCTGCGTCTTCTTCCGCCATTCCATGGCTTTTAAGCTCATTAGAAATCAAATCGTACACACCACTGTTTTTGGAAAATTGTCTGGTAAGAGTATCAATAATTCTCTTACCACCAACTTCACGCTCTGGGTCATGATCCAATTCTATAATTTCTTTCATGTACCCTACAAATTGTTCAGGTGTTTTACTATACAATCTCTGTATAACGTTTTTAGCTACTGCATAATATCTTGTATTACTACCACCAGCACCCCCCTGATTAGATTTTCCTCCCATGTAGGATTCCCAAAGCACCGTATTTTCTTCTCCTTTGAATTTCATAATATTACTTAGCTCATTTGATCAGAAATATTCCGAATAGCCCGTCCTTGTTCTGCGGGACGGATAATTGGAAGGACTTTTGATTGATACAAATCCTTTGCGGTTTGTCCCGATGCTTGAATTCTCTTGATATTATCAGGTCTGTTTAACAAATCCAAAACATTTTGTAGAGTAATGTGATCCGGCCCACTAGGGGGTGGCATCATAGCAGCCAGAACCACATGCATTATGTATTCAATTTCAGCGGGAGAACTCAAAGGAATCGTATCTTGTGGTTCTTCGGGAGGCATCTCTGGAGCAGGAGCTTGTCCTTCTTGGGGTGGTTGTTCCATACCCATTTCAGGATTTTGTTCATCCTGTTCCAAAATGGTTTGGTATCTTTCGATTAATTGTAAGGTTTTTGATTTCATATTAATATGTGCGTTTTATAGCTGATCGTTTCACTGCATCCAATCCTTTTTTGATGCGTTCCGTTCCTTTGCGATAGGCATCAACCGCTTGTCCTGCAACCCTACCACGCTCTTTAGTTGCAGCTTTAGCTTTTTGTGCGCTGGTTCCAAATATTTTACCAGCAACACCTTTCAACCCGCTTGCAGCCTTGGAACCCAATTTTTCAACTTCCTGATCCACTTCGTATGTTCCAGTAGATGCGTTGATGGATTCGTCCTCCTCTTCAGCATCCGCCACTTTTTTAACTTTCATACCAACAGCTTCCAAAATGATATCTCCTTGTTCAGCATGAAGGATGATTTGGGAGCCTTTAGCACTAAAAGGGACTTCTTGTTCATAAAGGAAAAATTTAGCCTGAAATGCTGCATCCATCTTGGATTGGTTGGCAGGATCATGTTGTTCTAAAATCTCAAGAAATTTGCTCATGTCATTATTTAACTTAATGATTGAAAATTATCATTTTGTTTACCACATCTTGAAAGTATTTTTCATTTAGGAATGTCAGACCCTCTTTCTCCAGATATTTGGAAATCTTGCGGAATGATGGGGGTTTGCGATCTAAAAACGCCATTTCCAATCCAGAGATGGTGGAACAGTCCCGAATATCAATCAGATATTCCAAATGCTTCAAATCATAATTGGCATCCCATATCTTTATCTTAAAGATTCGCCGGATTTTAGCCAAAAGTTGGTTACGGAACTTATCTTTGGTAAGCGCATTGGAAAAGAAAATGAAATCCGTATGGGTGTTATATTTCAGGAATTGTGTGGTGGTCTTGATGAACTCATGGGTGTATAATTTTTTGTTATTACGTTTGGAGAAATCAAAGGTGGTGGTCAATCCAAGGGATTCCAAAAGGATTGCGAAATTTTCATTCGTATCCCGAAATATCTCATCAATGTCGATGATCTTTCTATTTTGAAATGGAATCCTTGTCACAGCTTCAAAATAGCAGGATCGCGTTCAATGTCAACATAACCTTTTGGAATTACGCCAAGCCGACAATTTATTATGCCATTGAAGAACCTATCATCAAAGAGGACTCGACATTTCATCTGCCAGTCAATTTCTGCGAATGACATATGGAATTTTGAGTGGCACACCTCTATCACTTCTCTTGAAAAATGTTCAATCCCGTATTTCTCAATATCTGATAGCAATTCTTTGGACGATCCCCAATACTTCTCCACATCATTGTCCACAAATGAAATGCGGTTTCTTGTTTTACCCTTGAGTGGTTTTTTCTTCACACGCTTGAGAAGCTGTTTCTTTCCAATGTAAAAACGCTTGCTACTTTTGCTTTGGATTACATCTGGATGATTGTTGCGGATGAGGTAAACAAATCCCACAACACCTTCCGTATCGGTTGGGAAATTCTTCCAAGTAGTGATTTGTGGTGCGGCTTCCAAAATTTTTTCCATTTATATTTAATTATAATTAATCTAAATCAATATCTAATGATAAGCTTTGATACGCTTTAGTAAGCTGATTGATTATATTTATTAGAATTAATTTTTTTTCTTTGTTTTCTTTCTCTAGTTATCTTTAATCATAGTTAATATCTAATCAAAAACTAATAATAAGATAATTAATTATTACGCTATTGACATTTAAAATAGTCATGTTAAAGTATAGGGAGGAGGGTGGGCATGGTGTACAATTTTTAAGTTAGTAATGGTTCCCACAATCGTCCCATACTCCCACATCAGAACCTTCATCCACATTAGAGCGTAGTCTATCACCAAACCATTTAGCACTCTGAACACATGCTTCCTTTGCTTCCTCCTCTGATCGATCCCCCCAACGACCAAATCCAAACCATTCTGAAAATTCCTCTGAATCGGACTCATCTTTGCTCCCGTCAGGAGACTTGACTGAATATCTTACCTCAAGTGACACTTCCCCGTTTCCCACTTTCACGCAGTCAGTATTGTTCGATTCCCTAAATACCTTTTTCTTCCGTTTCTTGCTTTTTTTCTTTTTTAATCTTCCACTTCTCGTTACGAGAAGACTTCTTGTAGTAATTCCCATTCCATAAGGATTTCTAGCATCTCCCGGTGCAAACCAATCTGTGTTTTCCATACCCGCATGACCCCCAATATCACCACCAAATGCACCGCCACTTGTCATATCCTCGTTTAGCATTTGCTGATAAATGTTTGCTATATTCTTTTCATCCTTGACACGAGAGTATTCCATGTTACTATTTAGTATATGATACGAGTGGTGAATAAAAAAAACCATAAACCAACTCCCAATGATTTCTACATTGGGCGCGGTTCCGTCATGGGTAATCCTTATCATCACAAGGAATCGAATCACCCCCAAGCTCTGTATAAGGTGGACACGGTGGAAGAAGCGATTGAGGGATATGGAAAATATTTGGAGTATTCTTATTTCAATGAATCTGCTTTTCATAAAGTTGTCATTGAATTGATTGAAAGAGAATTGGGTGATCAAGATACGAATCTTGTATGTTATTGCTCTCCCGATAAATGTCATGGAGATATTATCAAAAAATTCGTGGAGGACGCAGCAAATCAAATCAAATGGAAGGAATTTATGTGAAATTATGTCATTAGAATTAATTAAAAAATACCAAGCACAATTTGAAGAGTTTGTCAAAATAGACGATTTCACATTGGAGGAAGTAACCCGTAGAGTCCCAGCAGAGAAACATTTCTGGGTATGCCGTCTGATTGATGCGAAGATCGAAAAGGACAAGCTCTACAAGCTCAAGGCATCAACCAAGCACACGCTTCAGAAGAAGCTGATGGAAGAGTCTCCCGTGGCTCTCAACAAGCAAGTGATGGATGATTTGGATAAAACCCCATCGCTGGAGAACATCAACCAGAAAATCAAGGAACATGAGTATCTGGTGGAATATCTCGATAGGGTGGTGAGCTTGATCACTTTCATTTCTCAAGATATAAAAAATATAATCGAATTGAAAAAATTACAGGAAATGTAAATTATGATAGAAGAAACCGAACAATGCGATGCACAAAACACGGGTCAATACAAAATTCCTATTTTTAGAAAGTATTATAACAAAATTAAACTTTGGTTATTTCTGAATATATGGTGTCGTCATTGTTACAGACATGTGATGAGATTGATGCACCATTTTAATTTACATTACGCACCTTCATCTCCCATAGATTCAGAATATGGAGAAAAAAATCATTGGTGTCAGTGGTGTGGATTGAGAGGAAAAACATGGAAATATGATCCGAATAAAGGACTTGATAATTATAAATGATAACCCTTGACTTCAAACCATCTAAAAGGCAGGGACAGATCATCACCGATTCTGACACCCTTGGGATGATTCGTAGTCATTTTTCCGTCAAGAATGATGGAGCATTCTTCGCCAAGAAGAAAGGACATCGGTTCGTCAAGGATCGCAAGTATGCCATCACTGCCACTGGTTTGTTTGATTTCGGCTTTCATGGGGAAATTCTGAAATATCTCAGAGATAACCAGATCACAGATATATCTCTAACGGATGATTTCAAGAAGAGATTGAAATGTGGAGTGGAAATTAACGAATTTTGGAATGAGTTGAAATATGATGCTCGATATTATCAGAAAGATTCGGTGATTGCTGGTCTGAAAAAAGGATTTGGGACATTTCTCCTAGCTACATCCGCTGGTAAATCTCTGGCTCAAGCTCTACTTGTTGAAAATTATACGAGAAATGTATCAAATGATACTTTCAAATGTCTCATAGTAGTCCCCGGTTTGTCTCTTGTGAACCAATTGCAAGGTGATTTTGAGAATTATGGTGTGACATTTACCTATTCGGGATGGACAGGAGGAACGGAACCACAGGATACCCAAGTTGTGATATGCAATTCTGAGAACCTTCTTTCTCAATTTACTGACAATCCATGGATTGTGAGCGTAAATCTGCTCATAACAGATGAATGTCACCGCATCAATTCAGACGCAAACATATCCAAGATCATAAACAAAATCCACACTCCCAACAAATTTGGATTTACGGGAACACTTTCAGATAAACTAATTGATCAGTGGAAAACAATTGGGACATTTGGTTCCGTTATATATGAAAAGAAATCCAAAGAACTTAGGGATGAGGGATATATTTCTGATGTGGAGATTACATCTCTACAACTTAATCACCCTAAAACAATAAAATTTAAATATAAAGATGAATTAGAATATCTATATAAGCATGAGAAACGAAATCAAATCATCGCTAAATTATCTGAGTCACTTACTGGCAATGTTCTTGTCATGGTTAATCATTTGGATCACGGAGATATGTTATTATCTGCTTTGCATACCCGATCTACTAAGAAAGTGTTTTTCGTTAAAGGGGAAATGGAAGTCGAAGAACGAAAGAAAATAATTGACATGATGGAAAAGAATGATAATATCATTTGTATTGCAATGGCATCCATTTTTTCAACTGGTATTAATATCAAGAATCTCCCAAATATCATATTTGCAGGACTTGGTAAATCATTCATTCGGGTCGTGCAATCAATTGGTCGGGGACTCCGATTACATGACAATAAATCCAAGCTCCGCATCATTGATGTATCAGACAATTTAAAGTATTCCTACTCCCATGCGTTACACAGGCAGGAGATTTATGATAAGGAACAGATTGTGTGGCGAGCGAAAGAAATATTATTATGACAGAAGAAAAAAATGCTAAGAAACCCCATTATGTCAATTCCAAGCTCTTTAAACAGCAGTTGATTGAATACTATGAGACGGGAGCAAATCTGAATGAATTGGGAGTTCATTTAATGAATATTGCGGAGGGATTATCATACAAAATTAATTTTATACGATATTCTCGCTCTTGGAAAGACGAGATGGTTGGGGATGCAGTATTGAAAATGTATGCAGCTTTGGAGAAGAAATTATATAAAATTGAATCTGAATTCAACCCATTCTCTTATTTTAATCGCATTGCGTGGAATGCTTTCTGTAATCGCATCAAGAAGGAGAATGGTCAACACAAAGGTCTGGAGGATTACAAGGAGATGGTGTATATGGAAAGCATGAGTGAGCCGGATTCCATGGGACACGTATATGTGAAGCCGAATTTGGAGGGAGATGAATATGATGACGAATAATTATGAAAGCTGGGTGATTTTTATTTCAGCATTCCTATACTTCTCAGTAGCGGTGTCATTCCTGATGAAACATCAATATGCGTGGAGTCTGGTTTGGTTATCATATTCAATAGCAAATTTTGGACTAATGTTAGTAAAGAAATAGAAGATGATAAAGAAAAATAAAGTAGCACTATTTTCCGACCTTCATTTGGGTCTGTATGGAAATTCAACGGAGTGGCACGAAATCGCCTTGAAATGGGCAGATTGGATTATCACCGATTTAAAGAAAAAGAAGATTTCGGACATCTTTTTCCTTGGTGATTTTTTCCACAATCGTTCGGAGATTTCCGTTCAGACAATCCACGTTGCATCAGAATTGATCAC